ATAGTGATGATGTCCGGCAATTCAATTAGGAGATATCAAACCGTGTACGCAAAAACCTTAAAATTACATAAGGGAGTTGACAATAGACTGCAATTCCAATTGATTAATCAAGACCAAAAACCAATTAATGTTACTAGTAAAGAGTTGTTTTTTAGAATAATTAATGAAGATGGTACCAAATTATTATTTACTAAGATGTTGACCAACATTGTTGCATTAAATGGTATAGTTCAACTGGATACTATTAGTACTGATATCATTGATATTGAAACACAGTACTGTTATTACAGTATTGAAATGTCAGATGGTACAGCAGATTTGCCTGTGTTTGTGGATCATAATTCAGGTGCTAGGGGTAAGATTCAAATAGTAGATAGTGTGTTGCCCGACTTTACACCAAGTAATTTAGTCAACGTTCCAAATCACCAACTGCCATCTAGAACAGGTCCTGCTATTACATACTACAGCAGTGTTTTCTCAGCTAGAGAAGGATTTAACGTAACAGCACAAGTTTACTTTGATAATTATTCTGGAACTGTACAAACACAAGGTTCTACTATAGTGGATGCTGATTGGTATGATATTGGTGATGTTACAACTTATACTGAACAGATGGATTGCGCTACAACCAACATCATAGGTTTCCATCCATATATGCGTTTTAAGTTCGTAAGCACCGCAGGGGATGCAACCCATATATACACAAGATAAGCCAAAGCGTCTTTACTTTTCTACTGAAAATATGTTATACTTGTAGCATGTTTGACATATTGTCTATTATTCCTGGTAAAAAGAAAACAACAATGGGTGGTTGGCACAGTTTCAATGCCATTTGTTGTGACAAGCGCGGACATAAAACTGATCGTAGATTACGTGGTGGTATAAAGTTTGTAGATGAAAATAGTTGGACGTATAACTGTTTTAATTGTGGCTATAGCTGTCACTTTGAATTGGGCCGTAGTATTACTAAGCGTGTTAAAGAACTATTAATGTGGTCTGGTATAGACGAAATACAGATACAGCGTTGGAGTTTAGAAAGTCTACAGAATAAAGACCTATTAGATTTTACTAAAAAGTTCAAGAAAGTAAAACCAATCAACTTACAGTCAAAACAGTTACCTGATTGCGAAGTACTAGATATCAATAATGAAAAGCACAAGGTATTTGTTGACTATATTAAAAAGCGTAGTATTGACCCAACTAAGCACAAATTCTATGTAACACCTGACGACAATGGTCGTAATAGTAACCGTGTGATAATTCCATTCACATATAAAAATGAAATAGTCGGGCATACAAGCAGATACTTAGATGACCGTAAACCTAAATTCATCACTGAAAATCAACAAGTAGGTTATGTATTTGGATACGACCTACAAAAACCAAAATGGCAAGTATGTATATTAGTTGAAGGTATTTTTGATGCATTGAGTATTGATGGATGTGCATTGACACATAATAATATCAGTCCAGAACAAGCACAAGTACTCAGACAACTGAACAGACAAATAATCATGGTGCCGGATCGTGATAAGCCTGGATTAGAAATATGTGATACAGCACTTGGGTTAGGATATAGTGTTAGTTTACCTGACTGGGAAAATGACATTAAAGATGTGAATGATGCAGTAATAAGATATGGTAAGGTTCCTACGTTACTAAGTATATTACAAAGTGCAACAACAAGTAAAATTAAAATTGAGATGAGAAGGAAACAGATTGTTAAAGGACTATAATACAGACGTTCAAAAACTCTTTCTGCAAATGATGATGACCAATGCAGAACTATATACCAGAGTTACAAACATTATGAATGCTGAAAACTTTGATAAGTCACTACGTCCTGTAGCTGAGTTTATGAAAGAATACAGTGGTAAGTACAGCATATTACCAGACGTAACACAAATAAAAGCAACCACAGGTGTAGAACTTGAAGTCATTGAAGATTTTGGTGACAAACATACTGAATGGTTTCTAGCAGAGTTTGAATCATTCACTAAACGACAAGAATTAGAACGTGCGATTCTTAAGAGTGCAGATTTATTAGAAAAGGGTGACTTTGGTCCCGTTGAAAAACTAATCAAAGAAGCAGTACAAATTAGCTTGCAACGTGACATGGGCACAGATTACTTTGCTGATCCTAAGGGACGATTACACAAATATTTCAATGCAGGTGGACAACAAAGCACAGGCTGGCCACAGATGGATAAACTATTATATGGTGGCTTCAGTCGCGGTGAATTGAATATCTTTGCCGGTGGCTCAGGTTCGGGTAAGAGTTTGGTAATGATGAATATCGCATTAAACTGGTTGAACATGGGATTGAGTGGTGTTTATATCTCATTGGAACTTTCAGAAGAATTGACTTCACTTAGAACAGATGCGATGTTAACTATGATGAGTACCAGAGATATTCGCAAAGATATTGATGGCACTGAACTTAGAGTTAAAATGGTTGCAAAGAAAGCAGGTCAATATCGTGTTAAGGGATTACCAGCACAAAGTAATGTAAACGACATTCGTTCATATTTGAAAGAAGTACAGATTCAAACTGGCATCAAAGTTGACTTTGTAATGATTGACTATTTGGATCTAGTCATGCCAGTAAGTGTTAAAGTCAATCCAAACGACCAGTTTATTAAAGACAAATACGTCAGTGAAGAATTGCGTAACTTGTCTAAAGAATTAGGTATATTAATGGTCACTGCAAGTCAATTAAATCGTAGTGCGGTTGAAGAAATTGAATTTGACCACAGTCATATTGCTGGTGGTATCAGTAAGATTAATACAGCAGATAACGTGTTTGGTATCTTTACAAGTCGCAGTATGCGTGAGCGTGGTAAATATCAAATTCAGTGTATGAAAAGTCGTAGTTCTACTGGTGTGGGACAAAAGATTGATTTGGAATACAATATTGAGACTATGCGTATCACAGACGAGGATCCAGAAAACCACGGGGAACAGCAAGCAAAATACAGGCCTGCCCCAAGTCCTAATGAAATTATGAATCAATTAAAACCCCAGTCTACGGTTACGGCTGACGGAGAAATAGTACCATTAGAGCCTATCAACAGAACAGTAGTTGCTGACGTTCAGGGAGCAAGATTAAAAGCTATGCTTAATGCAATGCGTAAGTGATAAATATAATTAGGAACCGAATATTATGGAACGTAAAACCCGTAGTCTATTAGAAGAATTAGAAGCACTAGGTACTAACCGTGACACTAAACATGTTATTGAAAGCCGTGCCCATAATATCATCACTAGTGCAATAAATCTCATTGAAATGATTAACAAGCATTACGATCCTGAACGTGCCGCAGTGTTAGAACGTAAATTGCTTAATGCTATTAAATCTAAGGATCAAACTAGACTCTCAAACAGTTTGAGAAAACCAAATGAAACGTAATAATATTCAAAACGAAGGTATAGGAGATTCATTAAAAAATGCCGCCTCCGCTGGTCTTGGTATGGCGGGACGTTTTGCCGACGCAACAAGCACCGCATTTGGTACAGCAATTGGTATGGATGCATCACGCCCGTCTGCACTTAAAACTCAACAGAACTTAGCTAAAAATAATTTTGTAGGTAAATTCGTAGCAAAAATGCAAGGATTTATATCCTCTACAGAAGAGGCCATCAAAGATGATATTGTGCTGTTACAGAAACAAAAAGCGATTCAGCAAGCCCAGCAACAAGCTCAACAACAAGGACAACCTGTTCCTAGTCCTGGACAAATTGTAGTACCACAAACGTATAGAACAAGAACTTCAGAGTCAGTTGATTTTGAAAAAATGTTCAAAAAATTCTTAAAAGAAGACCAAATTTCTGATGACTATACTCAGCAATATGCATCAAAAATTGAGCAAGCAATCACTAGCTATATGTCAGGTAATGTGGGTAATCTAGGTTCTCAAATTAAAAATGCTAGTATGCAAATTGCTCAATCTGTACTGTCAAAAAAAGATTATTCACAAGTACTAAAAAAGTTAGGCGAACAAATTTTTGATTCTTATTATAGTGAACAACGAGGACAATATGTAAGGTCAAAACCAGCAGCCAACTTACCACTAAGCCCCGCGGCTCAACAAGTATTAGCTTCAATGAAAAAACTTGAACCTGAAGAACAGGATAATGTAATTCAAAAGCTAAAACAGCATACTTTTTAACACCAAATCCAAGTTTTTTTACAAATGGCATAAATAAAAGTAGAGCCTATATGGTTCAAACTTTTAAAGGAAAATAAAATGTCAAATAATCTATTACACACTCATGGTGACGTAAACCCAGTATTCGCTATTGATACACTAAATGGTTCTGGTTCAGCAACAACTGGTACTCCAGTAATGCTTCAAGGTCCATATCTTGATTTCTTCAATATTGATGTTGGTGCTGACGTGGCGGCTCAAATGGGCGTAGACGAAGCAGTTGATAAAGTTCTTAAATGTGTTACACAATTAGCTACTCTACACTTCTATCAAGTAGAAGCAAGTACAGGTCAAGTCAGCGTTGCAGTTTACCCAGCCGCAGCATGGACAGCTAGCACACTACAGTCAGCTATTCAAGCTTTAGATACAGGTTCTGGCTATCGTTTCAATTCAGCCACTGTTGCAGACAACGGTTTCAAATTAGCGTAATCAGTTAATAAGTAATCAAAAACCCAAGATTTATTCTTGGGTTTTTTTACCTACATTAAATACTGTATGGGAACTAATATTAGATGCTACACACTTTTTGATATCACTAAAACAGATATTACAAGTCGTAGACCTCCACCGGATATGACAAATAAAGATGCGTCAGAGTGGGAACACAAAAGAAACACACAATGTAATTTAGACACTATAATTCAGGTTATTTCATTACGAGCGCAGCCTGAAAACACAAACACAACAGTATGTGAATCAGTTGACTTGGTAGAATTTGAAAAGTTTGGGTTTTTGATAGAGTCATCCGAACCATGTAATATCTGGCATTTTGATTTTTATATAAATCATTCGGGTGTGTTTATGGAGAACGAGAACGAGTTGGGTGCATTGTACACTGATTGTTCTGGAGTACCCATGATAAAGATACATGACCGACAAATTACGTTACCAGACTTCTTAGATACAACTCCGGAATTACGCAATATTTACTTTGAGATACTTTCATATGAATGAAAAAAAAATGTTTGAATCGTTTAATAGGTTGTTTAGCGCAGAAAATCTAAACAAACTAAAAGACAAAGCTGTTTACAAAGACGGCAATTTATATAGATTATTCGAAGAATATGAAATTCGTGCAATTAATATTGGATTTAAAGTTTCAAAGCTTCACACTGATACTGAAAATGTATTTTCTTCATTACAATATGCAGTAACTTGGGTAGTGTTAGACAAACGCAACCTAATCTATGAAGAAAATCGTGTACGAGACTTAGATATTCAACTTGCAAGCCTAGACGTTATAATTAAATCTGCTGAAAATTCTAAGAAAAAAGCAAAATTAGACTTTTTGAGATATAATAAACTAGTTGAGGCCAGATACAAAAAGCAAGTAATTTTAGAAGAATTAAATAGTTATATGGTTCAGACAAAACGCTGGCAAATAAATAAATTTAAGGAATCTTCTCTTTAATTTTATTTGAAGAAAGATAAATACATTATCGTACTTTAGGAATACCTATGAAACTAACCGAATTTAATCAAAAACCATCAATGATGGCTAAGAAAGCTTTAAGAGAGAATTTCAATACCTCTTTGAACTTTGACAAATTGTCCATGTCTGACACAAGAACCATGTTACGTAAAATAAAGGGTTTAATCAGCGAAACTAGACAATCAAATGCTATCCATTCAAGCGAACAAAATCCAGCATACTTGAAACTAGTATTCATGGAACAAGCATTAGCACATCACTATGGTGAACTAAGAGCGCAGCCAATGTACAACAGCCGTATCGTTGTTGAGAACGAAGAAGTTGAAAAATCACAAGTTGTTCTAGCAGTTAAAGATATGGTTGACAGCGTACAGAAAATGGTTGAAGAAGTTTCTGATATGTTAGTAAAAGAATTACCAGCTGTTATTGATAGCGTTAACAGCGAAATCGGTACTAACGAAGGTGAGCAATTCAGTTCACAAGCCAATGAAGCACTAACAACATTGCAAGCCGCATTGACACAATCTAAGACAAGTTTACAAGCCGCACTAGGTGTTGTAACAGGTCAAGGTGGTGGATTTGATGCTGGCATGGGTGGTAATGAGATGGGCGGCATGGGTGCTGAAATGCCTGATATGGGAGGTGACATGGGTGCTGAAATGCCTGATATGGGCAGCGAAGAAATGCCCCCAGCTGAAACCCCTGAAGAGCCAGAAGCACCACCAACAAGCGTAGGCCGCGCAAAAAGATAATGCGTCTTTTTGAGTTTGATAACAATGATCCGTTAAGAGTTAAGCTGACTTCTGTAGTAAGTCAACTTCAATCCGATTTGGAACACGCAAACTCAGAAGAACCAATGAGCACAAATGCTTTTTTAAACTTATTACAAAAAAACAAAATTGTAATAGATAAAGATGACATATACGATATTATTAAAAAAGAACCTTTAGTTCGTTTTATCAAAGACATTGAAGATGATAAAGTTATATTCAGAGGTCAAGTATTAGCAAAACAACCAATTGACCCAGATCAATCAGAGCAAATTGTTGCCCAAATGGCTAAAAAAGCAGCCAAATAACTTGCTTTTTAATCTAGGTTGATGTATAATCTAGTAAATGTACAATCCTAATAAATTTAAATACGAAGCATTAAAACGAATTGATACACCTGAAGGACGCAGATACGCTACACCCGATGGTAACAAACTCCCCTCAGTCACAACAATCTTAGACGCTACTAAATCAGAAGAATCTAAGCAAGCACTGGCTAACTGGCGTAAACGAGTTGGTGCAGTCCAAGCACAAGCAATTACAACAGAGGCTGCAGGACGTGGTACACGTATGCACAAGTGGCTTGAAGATTATATTAAGACAGGTGAGATAGGTACTCCGGGGAGCAATCCTTATAGTATTCAAAGTCATCAAATGGCTAGTAGCATCATTGCACAAGGTTTGTCAAAATGTAATGAATATTGGGGCACAGAGGTTCCAGTATATTTCCCTTCAATATATGCTGGTACAACAGATTTATGCGGTGTGCATGATAATGCAGAAGCTATCATGGATCACAAGCAGACAAACAAACCTAAGAAACGTGAATGGATTGATGATTACTTTGTGCAGTTAGCTGCCTACGCTAACGCACACAATGAAGTACATGGCACAAAGATACGCAAGGGTGTTATTTTCATGTGTTCAGCAGCCAATGAATATCAGGAATTCATTGTTGAGGGTGCTGAATTTGACAAGTACACTGACATATGGTTTAAGCGATGTGAAGGATTCTATCTGAAATTTGTCTAGACCAATCTACTTTAGATTGATAAATAGTATATAATCTTTCCTTGAGAAAAATATACTATGGCCATAATTCAGATTTCGAAAATTCAACACCGCACAGGGGCAAATGTAGACTTGCCTCAACTGTCTGAGGGCGAACTTGGGTTTGCCACAGACGACCAAAAGTTGTATATTGGTAATGACCCTCTATTACATCCACCAGCAAACAACAGTATAACTACTCAGGTTGAAATATTAACCGAAATATCTACATTACAACATGCTAAATTAGAAGGTAGTGCTAATACCGCACTTAATTTTACTAATGTAGCTCCAGGACAATTAATGGTTCTTGGTCCTGATGGGAATACTTGGGTCAACGCCGGTGGCAATCTATTAAATTCCAATGACGTTGCAAATATTCCTCCTTATGGAATTCATTTAGGCGATGCAGGTAATGTTAAACTTACTGGCGGCACCAATGGTTATGTATTGCAAACCGATGGTCAAGGCAATTTATCTTGGACTAGTGCTGGTATCATTCAATATACAATCACTAATATTACAAAGGCAAATCCTGCAGTCGTAACAACTAGTGCCAATAATTTAGTAGTTACTGGAACACCATTGTCAATAACCTGTATTGGTGGAATGACACAACTCAGAACGGCAGGTGAGAACAGTACTAATAAATTTTATGCATTACGGATTGATAATACAACATTTTCACTATATAAAGATCCTGCATTTACTACACCAATTAATAGTACGAGTTTTACAACAGCAACATATACAGCTAATAGTTTAGTTACAGTATCGTTCTATTCGTCCGGTTCAGGTAATCCCGGAGGCGGAAACAATCAAGTTCAAATTAACGATGGCGGTGGTAGTTTTGCTGGTAGTGCAAATTTAACATTCAGTAGAGCAACAAATCAATTAGTAGTTGGTGGTAATATTGTTGCTAACGTAGTTGTTGCTAATACTTTTAGAGGTGCGGTTACTGGTAGTATTGGTGCTACTACACCTAACACTGGCGCATTTACTAGTATTACTGCAACAACAACAGCCGCTATTACAGGTAACGTTAATACAGGTAATACAAATATCTCTGGTGTTGCTAACGTAGTTGGCAACCTTAATGCAGGTAATATTTTAACAACTGGTGTCGCTAACGTAAGAAATTTAAATGTAGTTGCTAATGTAACTTCTAATTTATTACCAAATGCAAATGTAACATTTAATATTGGTTCAGGCTCACAGAATTGGAAAGATATTTTCATTGGTAATTCAATTTCATTGAATTCACAATCTATAACATCAACCGGAACTACATTAACAATTGCGGGTAATTTAAATGCAAGTAACGCTGATTTAGGTAATGTACTTACTGCTAACTATGTTTCAGGTATATTAACTACAGCCGCACAACCTAACATTACATCTGTTGGTACACTAACAACTCTTACTGTTGATGGTGCAGTTAATTTAGGAAACGTTGGTAATTTAGTTATTGGTGGCCGATCTCCTAATTATGTATTAACAGTTACACCTGATGGTTCTAGCATTAATTGGTTACCTACGCAACAGATTATTACAAAACCGGGCGGTGCTAGTGGTCAAATACAATTTAACGATAGTGATTCTTTTGGTGGTAATGCTAATCTATCTTTTAATAAAACTACCGGTTTACTAACATCATTATCTATTGCAGGTGAAGGTGGTAATTTAAGTAATATTACGGGAGCCAATGTTACTGGAAATGTAGCCAATGCGAACAGAGCAGGCACTGTAACAACAGCCGCACAACCTAACATTACATCTGTTGGTACATTAACAAGTGTCGCTGTTACCGGTAATGCTAATGTGGGTAATTTAGGTAGTGATGGAGTAATAGTAGCTACCGGAAACGTGTCTGGTGCTAATTTAACAACCGCAGGGGCATTAAGTGTAACAGGTAATGCTAGTGTAGGAAATATAGGTGCAGGTACTGGGGTGTTTACTGGTAACATTTCTAGTCAAAATGCAGGTGTATCTAATTTAACAACAACTAATACATTGACTGTAAATGTAAGTGCTACAATTGCTAACATAACTTCCGGTAACATAGTTGCTACTGGAAATATTACAGCTGGTGCAAATATTAATGCTACAGGTAATTTAAACATCAACGGCAATGCAGTAGTTGCTAATTTAAATGTGGGTGCAATAGTTGCAATCGGACAGATTAGTACAACTGATAACTTGCTTGTCACCGGTAATATTACTTCTGGAAACATCATCACAGGAAGAGGAACGTTCAGTGGAAATGTTGTTTCCGGTAATCTATCAACTTCAGGTAGTTTAACAGTGGGTGCAAACACTTCTTTTTCTAATCTTGCAATTACAGGTAATATAACTGGTGCATTGTTGCCAAGTGCAAACGTAACGTATAATTTAGGATCAGCTACACAACGTTGGAAAGATTTATACCTATCTGGTAACACAATTTATTTGGGACAAGCTGGAGTGCTTACTACTGATGCATCAGGTGCATTAACTATTTCTGCTAATCTAACTACAGTTGCTAATATTAATGCAGGAAATGTAGTAACGGGAAATATTTCTGGTGTTTCAGCTACAATGACAGGTAATATTACTGCTGGTAATGTTTATGCTAATAGTGGAACAGTATTGGCATCTAGTTTAACCGGTACATTAACAACTGCGGCACAACCCAACATCACTAGTGTGGGTAGATTAACATCATTGACTGTGGGTAATTCTACAGTTACTTCAACATTTGGTAATGGTACAATAATTTCTAATAGTTTGAGTTTGTCAAGTAATTTATTATTATCTACATCAACACCAATAATTATTAACGGATCAGTGGGTACTAATGGACAGGTACTAAGCACAACAGGTACAGGAGTTCAATGGATTACCGTAAGTCCTAACAGTATATTCAGTGGTAGCAGTAACGTAAGTATTCCTTCAAGTGGTAGTAATGTAACTGTATCAGTTGGAGGAAACAGCAACGTAGCTGTTGTGTCTCCTACAGGAGTTGCTGTTGCAGGATCAATAAGTGCCGCGAGTTTAAAACTTCCGGGAGGAACAGCAGGTCAAACATTAGTATCTGACGGGAACGGCGGAATAATATTTGGTAACGGTAAAGCATACGCTACCTCTACAGTCAATAATTTAGTAGTAGGAGCTGCATTAGTCTTTGATATAGATTATGCTAATTCTCAATACCCAGCAGGTGTATTTACGTTGCGTCAATTGGGTCCAGTATCGTTTACTATGGTTGATTCATGGTCTAGTGGTGGAACAAGTAAAAATGCATACACTAACGGTGTTGCGGGAACAGTAAACACAAGAGATATTAGCTTTACAATATCACTTGCTAATGCTACATTTGCAATTAATAGTTCAACAGATTCTATCACAATTGGTTCAACTATATTGTCTGGTGCAAATCTTGCAAGCTTGAATATTGCAAATAACACAGGCGGAACTTATACTATATCAAGTAATTTACTTTCTGCAGGATCACAAACTTCAGCTGGTCCACTAGCAGTTTCTGCAAGTTTGACTACAAATAGAGGATTGTATGTTACAAATGGTTCTAGTTTAACTAATAATCAATATGTTCCATTCAATATTAGTTTCTCTGCTAGTTGGCCAGGTTCTTCAGTTCCATTCTGGGGTGCGCCGCAAACATTTAACTGGAGCTCAACAGTAACCGGAACAGTAGTTAGCGGTAATTTAAGATATGCACAAGTTGGTAATAGTTCTGTAAATGGAACATTAAGTACAATTGGTGGTACTTCTGGAACATCAGCATCATTAGATAGTACGTTTGCCTATACAATTAGTACAACCGATTATTTAGGTGTTGGTGCAAATGTTACTGTAGGAACTTCGACAAAATCTACCTCTACAACATTAGCGGCAGCAAGCAAATACTATCCATTGTTCTACAAAACTACAGGATCAGCGGGTAATCCAAACTTTACTACAAATGATTCCTACTTAGCAAAAGCCTTTGTTGTAGGTGATGGTGCAAATACTTCAGCTACTACAACCAATTACTTATGGTTAGCAGTCCCTGGAACTACTACAACCCATACATTCCAACACGTGGATCAAGGATTCGTAGTTGTTGATGCACCTGATGTAACCTATCTAAATCAAACTATCAGTGGTTATACTTACCAAGTGTATGGATTTACTAACTTCGGTGTGTCATTAAAAATATCAGTAACTACATAATAACAGGAAAAATAATAAAATGGCAACATTCACATGGGGAACCCCGACTCAGATTAAAAACATGCTGGATCCTGCCGCAAACAGTGACGCGGCTACTAAAAGTTATGTAGATGGTAAAGTTTCCGGTTCCGGTAGCAATACACAGATTCAATATAATAATTCAGGTAATTTTGGTGCAAGCCCTAATCTTACCTTTAACAGTGCTACAAATTTATTAACAGTAACAGGTAATATTGCAGTAAGCAATGCTAACTTAGGTAATATTGTAATTGCTAACTATCATAGTGGTAGTGGTAATCTATTAAGTAACATTCAAGGCAGTAATGTATCAGGTGCAGTAGCATTTGCAACAACTGCCAATGCAGTAGCCGGAGCTAATGTATCAGGTGCAGTCGCATTTGCAACAACTGCCAATGCAGTAGCCGGAGCTAATGTATCAGGTGCAGTCGCATTTGCAACAACTGCCAATGCAGTAGCTGGAGCAAACGTTACCGGAGCAGTCGCATACGCAACAACTGCTAATGCAGTAGCCGGCGCTAATGTAAGTGGTCAGGTAGGTAATGCATTGGTGGCAGGTACTGTTTATACAAACGCACAACCAAATATTACATCGGTAGGTACATTAAATAATACCACATTAGGTTCAAGTAATTCATTGTCAGGTGGTAATTTAGTCAGTGCTACCTATTTAACTGGTACATTAACTACTGCGGCTCAGCCAAATATTACAAGTGTTGGCTCTTTATCAACACTGGGTGTTACTGGAAATATTGTTGCTGGTAATATTTTTGCTAATACAGGAACTATTGGAGCAGCCAATCTAACAGGTACATTAACAACTGCTAGTCAGACTAACATTACAAGTGTTGGTACGTTAACTGGATTGGCAGTAACTTCTACAGTTAATCCAAGTTTAGGTAATGCAGTTACTGCTAATTTCTTTATTGGTAGTGGTAATAATTTAGGCAACATTCAAGGTGCCAATGTTAACGGACAAGTCTTATATGCCGCAACAGCCAATGCAGTAGCCGGTGCTAATGTGTCAGGTGCAGTCGCATTTGCAACAACAGCTAATGCAGTAGCCGGTGCTAATGTGTCAGGTGCAGTCGCATTTGCAACAACAGCCAATGCAGTAGCCGGTGCTAATGTGTCAGGTGCAGTCGCATACGCAACAACAGCCAACTCAGTAGCCGGAGCTAATGTCTCAGGTGCAGTAGCATTTGCAACAACTGCTAACGCAGTAGCCGGAGCTAATGTCTCAGGTCAAGTAGGCAATGCATTGATATCAGGTACTGTTTATACAAATGCACAACCTAACATTACCAGTGTTGGTACATTAACTTCACTAACAGTTACAGGAAACATAACATCCGGTAACATATATGCCAACTCAGGGACAATTGGTGCTAGTTTATTAACTGGTACATTAACAACTGCATCACAACCAAATATTACATCGGTAGGTACATTAAATAATACCACATTAGGTTCAAGTAATTCATTGTCAGGTGGTAATTTAGTCAGTGCTACCTATTTAACTGGTACATTAACAACTGTATCACAACCAAATATTACATCGGTAGGTACATTGAGTAGTTTGTCGGTTACCGGTAACACAACAGCCGGTAATGTATATGCTAACTCAGGTACAATTGGTGCTAGTTTAGTAACTGGTACATTAACAACTGCATCGCAACCAAATATTACGTCAGTTGGTACATTAAGTGGCTTAAGTGTTACTGCAAATATCACTGCTGGAAATATCGAATCTACTGGTGCACTTAAAGGTGGCGCATTAACCGTACAAGATACGGTTATTAATGGTAACTTAACTGTTACTGGAACGACAGCATACGCAGATGTATCTACATTGAATGTTAAAGATCCTGTAATTGAGTTAGGTGGAAATCCAAACAGTGTTGCACTTAATAGTAACGACGGTAAAGACCGAGGTACATTGTTACATTATTATACAACACAACCGGTTGATGCATTCATGGGTTGGAAAAATAATAATGCTGAATTTACTTTTGCAAGCGAAGCGTCATTAAGTACTAACAATGTTACAATTGCTAAATTAGGTAATGTACGTGCTGGAAATGCTATATTCAGTAATTTAGTAACTGCTAATTATTTTACCGGTACACTAACAACAGCGGCTCAACCTAATATTACAAGTACAGGAACATTAACAAGTTTATCTGTTTCGGGTGATGAAACTGTAGGTGGAAACTTAGGCGTTACTGGAAACATTTCAGTTACTGGTTATATCTCTACAAATGCTAATCTTTCAGTCGCTACTAATATAACTGCTATCAATGTTTATGCTAACTCAGGAACTATAAAAGCCACAAATGTTACAGGAACATTGACTACTAACGCACAACCTAATGTTACATCACTTGGTACATTGGATAGTTTAAATGTTACTGGTAACATTTCAACTTCTGCTAATTTAGCAGTCACATCTAACATTACATCCGGTAATCTATATGCTAACTCAGGTACTGTTAAAGCTACACTGTTGACAGGAACTGTCACAACTAATGCTCAACCAAACATTACTAGCGTTGGTACAATGTCTGAAATTAATATTACTGGTAATACTCTTACTGGTAATCTAACAGTTAATAATACATTAACACTTAATACCCTAACTGTTACTGACATTTCCGTCAATGGTAATATAGCAATTAAAGATTCTTTAATTGAATTAGGTGGAAATCCAAATGGCACACCTCTAGGATTAAATGATGCAAAAGATAGAGGTACATTATTACACTACTACACAACAACCCCAGTAGATGCATTCATGGGTTGGAAAACAAGTTCAAGTGAATTTGTATTAGCAAGTAGTGCAACAACATTAAACAATGCAATTACTGTAGTCACTTATGGTAATTTACGAGCAGGTAATGCGGTATTCAGTAATCTTATCACTGCAAACTATTTTACAGGTACATTAACAACAGGACAACAGCCAAATATTACTCAAACCGGCACACTAGGGTCATTAAATGTAACTGGTAACATTCAATCAGGTAATGCGGCGTTGGGGAATCTAATTTCTGGTAATTATATACAAGGTGTATTGACTACTGGTGCTCAACCTAACATCACAAGTATTGGTTCATTAAGTGTTTTAGATGTTAATGGTAATATAACTAGTGGAAATGTATACGCTAACTTAGGAACAGTAGGTGCAACTTATTTAACTGGAACACTAACAACTGCAAATCAACCAAATATATCTAATATTGGTCAATTGGGTAATTTATCAGTTACTGGTAATACTGTGTCAGGTAATTTATATGCTAATAGTGGTACAGTAAGAGGTAGTTTATTAACCGGTACATTGACTACAGGCGCTCAACCTAATATCACAAGTATCGGTACATTATCATCATTATCTGTCACTGGTAATACTAGTACTGGTAACATCAATATCATTGGTAATGCAAATACAACTAATTTGGGCATCAGTGGAGTATTAGTATTAACCGGTAATCTTACTGCCGGTAACATTAGTACACCTGGAATATTAACAGTTACAAGCAACATAAGTGCGGGTAATATTAGTACTGGTGGCATATTATCTGTTACTGGTGCTGCCACTGTAGGAGGTTTAAATACCGGTGGTGCTGTGGCGGCAACTGGGAACGTTTCTGGTGGTAACTTAACTACAACTGGTACACTAAGTGCAACGGGTAATGCTAACGTAGGTAACATTGGTGCAACTGCAGGGGTATTCACCGGAACAATTACCGGTGTCAACATATACGCTAATAGTGGTACTGTAAGAGGTAGTTTACTTACTGGTACACTAACTACTGGCGCCCAGCCTAACATCACTAGTGTTGGTTCACTAAGTACCTTAATAGTTACTGGAAACATTACTAGTGGTAATGCAAATGTGGGTAATTCGTTAATTGCTAATTACATTCAGGGTACATTAGTTACCGGTGCTCAGCCTAATATAACTAGCGTTGGTACATTAACTACATTGACTGTTACTGGCACAGCAACAATTGGTAATTTAAGTTTAACTGGTGACTTATCTGCACCTAATATTTCAGCAACTGGTACATTGTCTGTTATCGGTGATTCTAATTTAGGTAACATAGGTACTTCTGGATATGCAATAGTAACAGGTAGCATTACCGGTGGAAGTTTAACTACTTCAGGGACATTAAGTGTTACTGGCAATAGCTCAGTAAGCAATTTATCTGCTAGTGGAACAATCACTGCTACAGGGAATATTACCGGTGGTAATTTAAGAACCGGTGGCACAATTACTGCAACTAATACAATTACTGGGGGTAATTTAACAACAGGTGGAACACTATCAGTTACTGGTAATGCAAGTGCAGGTAATATTTCTACTATAGGTACATTTACATCTACTGGTAATGCAAACGTGGGTAACTTAGGTACAAGTGGATTAATAGTTGCTACAGGTAACGTAACGGGTGGTAATTTAACTACAGCCGGTAGATTATCCGTAACTAGCAATGCTAACGTTGGTAATATTGGCGCAACAGCAGGTGTATTTACTGGTGCAATTACCGGCAGCACAACATTAAGTGTTACTGGAAATGCTAACGTAGGCAATTTAGGTACAAGTGGATTGATAGTTGCTACTGGTAACATCACCGGTGGTAATCTAACTACTGGTGGTGCGTTAAGCGTAACTGGAAATGTAACTTTAGGAACTTCGGGTATATTACGTACTGTTAACAGTTTATTGAGTGTTGATGCAACAATTACTCCTTATGCAAATATTACATATGATTTGGGTTCATCTACTAAGCGTTGGGATTCTATCTATGCCAATACTACTGTTTATTTAGGAAATGCAACTATAGTTGCATCCGATACTACTATCACGATGTCAAATGCATTTGTAGCAACTGGCATTACTTCAACTGGTAATTTAAGTGTATCTGGAAAAACAAGTTTGGGTAGTATTTCAAATGTTAGTATTGCAGGTGGTAGTTCTGGTCTTGTTTTAAGTACTGATGGTTTAGGAAACTTATCTTGGTCTACTCCAACTACAGCTGCCGGCACAAATACTCAAATTCAATTTAATGACAATGGTTCATTCGCAGGTAATGCAGGGTTTACATTTAATAAAACTACTGGTACCTTAAGCGCAACATTGCTAACCGGTACATTGACTACTAATGCACAGCCTAATATCACAAGCATTGGTACAGTTTCAATATTAAATGCAAGTGGTAATATCACTGGTGGAAATATTAAGAGTAACGGTCTAGCCAACATTTCAGGTACAGCCAACGTAGGAAATTTAGTAACATCAGGAATTATAAATTCCACTGGTACTATAACCGGTGGTAACTTATACACCGGGGGTGATGCGACTGCACTTGGTGCAATTAGTGCCGCTAGTATTTCTACATCTGGTGGATTTACTGCAACAGGAAATATCGTAGGTGGAAACTTAACGACAGGTGGCAACGTTGTTGCTACTGGTAATATCTCTGCAAATAATTTAACTACTACTAAAGATTTGACTATTGGTGGTAATATAACTTCTGCTAACATTACTGGATCAGGTTATGCTAATGTTTCCGGTAATGTAGTTTCCGGTGGTAACATTTATGCTAATAGCGGAATAATTCAAGGTAATAATGTAACCGTAACTAGAACATTAACTACTGCAAATATTACTGCAACTGCCAATACATCTATTGTAAACTTGACTGCAACAGGTAATGCATCATTTACTGGTGCTAGTGTGAGTTTAGGTAGCATATCTAATCTTAGCATTACGGGCGGTACAGCAAATTATATTCTTAAGACTGACGGTTTAGGTAATTTATCTTGGATTAATCCAGCAAGTACGCTAGCGTCAGTAAACAACACACAAGTTCTATTTAATGACGCAGGATCAACCAACAACAGTTCTGCATTCACATTTAATAAAAGTTCCGGTATAGTAACTGCAACACAATTCAATGGTAGCGGCGCAGGATTGACAAATATACCATCAGCTAATATTTCTGGTGCAATAGCTAATGCAAACTATGCGGCTTATGCAGGTAATGTCACTATTGCCGCACAATCTAATATTACTACATTGGGAACATTAGGTAATCTTTTTGTAACTGATGATTCAAACTTAGGTAATTTAAATGTAAGTAAATTAACTAATTTAGGACCTGTTGCTAACGTCAAGATTACAGGCGGGAACGACGGATATATTCTTAAGACTGACGGTACTGGTAATTTGTCTTGGATAACTGCACCAGATACACGCCCAGCAGGAAGTACAACAGAAGTTCAATTCAACGACGGTAGTGTGTTTGGCTCTAATTCAGCATTTACATTTACTAAAGCAACTGGTAAATTAAAAGCAACAATATTTGAAGGTGCTGGTAACAATTTAAGTAATATTCAGGCAGCAAATTTAACTGGTACTATACCTGGAACAGTTTCTTTTTCTGGAACTGTTGCAAATGCTACCCAGGCTAACGTTGCTAATTATGCCACTAACGTTACCGGAAATACTCAATCTAATATTACTGCGGTAGGCACATTAAAACGTTTACGTGTAAGTAATGCAGGATACAACGAAGTAGATTCATTTGCTATAGTTGGTACATCTCAAGCTGGCTATTTCTCAACTACTGATACTAGCTTTTGGATAACTTCAGCTCCTAATTCTATTAATCCTGATCGTAGTACAGGTCCAGCAAATGTTGGCTCTGGATTTGAAATCGCACACGATATCAATCAAGTTACATTCTTAAATGGTGGTTATCAAACTGTGTATACTAATCCACACGGTGATATGAAACCAAAGACAAGTTCGTACGGTGGAAGTTTAACGGGTAGTTTAGGTGGAAAGGCACAAGGTGTTGATTACGTATATAACATCACCGGGACACCTATAGCGGCAGTTGCATTTGCAACTGATTATCCCGGTCTTTCACAAAATTATACTAGTGGTAGTGGTACAGGTGCAGTATTTGAAATATTTACTGTACCGGCTATAGGTGGTAATGTATATTCTGTTCTTGTAACTAATCCTGGTCATGGTTATTTAGAAGGAGATACTGTTAGAATTAATGGTACACAATTAGGTGGCAATAGAACACATGATTGTACATTCACTGTATCGCAAACATGGGACGCATATTGGAGAAATCTATATGTAGGTGATGTTAACTTGAACAACGGTACAGGTGACTGGACATTAATGGCAGGAAGTGATGGTTTATATTTGCGTAACAATGGTAACGGTAGTAAGTATAAGATAACAATGACATCAGTTCCGTCCGGTGGACCTTCTCCTCTAGGAGAATAAGATAAATAAGAGTGTTCGCTCTTAAATGAGAGTTTACGCGGAAGTCAACCGCGTAGGCCTAGAACGCCAACTAACTTAAAGGAAAAATAAAATGGCAGCAAGATTAAACAAGAAATTCTTCGGTAATCGTAACATCGGTACCGGTGGCGACCAGACTACTGGTAATCTATCAAACAGTCAAAACTACGGTGATGACCGCATTGGTGGTGAAGGCGTAGCAAGCGTAACAATCGATGCAGTAGGTGGCTACACATCTGGATTACCAACAGCAACATTCAGTACTCCTGATATTCCAGGTGGTGTTCGTGCTACCGGTATCGTTCATGGTAATGTAAAATCAGCGGCTACTACTTCTAATG